TCTCCTTATATCTTATTTGTTAAAGTTTGTAAATTCATTAATTTTGGAATTTATATCTTATTATTACTATTCCTGAACCACCATTTCCATCTACACCACAATAAACTCCACCACCGCCACCACCTCTATTGGTAACACCACATTGAGTTCCTGGTCTTGATTGCGACCCTGCTATTCCGGCACCTCCTGTATTTGTAGGTTCTCTTCCTATATTTCCAACACCTGGAGCTGCTCCTGCTCCGCCTCCTGCATAACCAACTGGAGAAGCAGATATACTTGTTGTTACACCTGTACCACCTGCTACTGGACCAGGTCTATTTCCTCCTGCTGATGTTGCTCCACCACCGCCACCACTATATCCTGGAGAACCAGGTGTTGAACCTCCTGGAAATCCTTGAGCTGGACTTACTGGAGGTGTGTTTCCACTTCCACCAACTTTTCCTGGTTGTGTTGAACCTCCTCCTGATCCTCCTGGTTCACCAGTTCCATCTTGTGGACCTGGAGCAGGGAAACCGCCTTTACCGCCTCCTGTTGAAGTTATAGTTGAAAAACTTGAAGGAGAGCCAGAAGTTTGAACATAACCTGGTGCTGTCGCACCTGTACCACCTGCACCTATTGTAATTGGGTAAGTTGCAACTGGTACAGATAAACCTACTCCCGCATCTAAAGGTGAATCAGTGTAAGGATCGCTAGAACATTTTCCTTCTCTAAAACCACCTGCTCCAGCACCTGCACATCTAGCTCCGCCACCACCTGCAACAACCATATATGAAACTTTATTTGATCCGCCAGGTGACCCTGCACCAGTTACTATAAAATTTCCTGAACTTGTAAATGTATGAATTTTGTAATCTCCTGATGTTGTTACTGTATTACCACCACTTGCTGTTACATAAACACTCCCTTGAATTGTTGAATCTGTGTTAACATTTAACCAACCTCTTGTTGCATCAGCATAAATTAAAGTAATTGATTGTCCCTCTGTACCTAAAGTAGCATCAAGACATAAACCACCAATTTTTGATCCACCTCTCCCAACTGTTACTGCATTTGAATCAAATGTATTTGCATAATCTTTTATAGCAACAATATCACCTACTGTAGGTGAAGAAGGTAAATTAATTGTTATTGCTCCTGAAGTTGTGTTTAAAAAAAATCCTTTACCACTTGTAGCGGTAACAGTGCCTGGACTATTTGTATAAATAGTTGAACACCAATTGACTGAACCAGCTCTACCAAAACCTGTTTGTGTAGCACCACACGCTAAAGTTACAGCTGTGCCTGGGCCACCTAATGTAAGTGTGCTTCCTGATCTTTTTTCTATTTTATTTACTTTAACTGTACTCATAATTTATCTATTGAAATTTATATCTTATTATTACTATTCCTGATCCACCATTTCCACCTTTTGATGCGGGTTGAATACCTGGTGTGCAAGAGTGCCCAGCTGCACCTCCACCACCACCTGAATTGGCTCCACCTGCTCCACCTTGAACTCCACCTGCTCCAGGATTAGCTTTAGATCCATCTGAACCTGAATTTATTGCACTACCACCTCCTGTTCCAACAGGGTTTGTGCCTGTTCTACCAGCTCCTCCTCCACCACCAATTCCGCCAGGACCTCCTGATGGTGCTGCATTATAACCACTACCCCCTCCACCACCTGACCAATAGTAGTTATTACCATCTATATTATTTTGAGCTCCTGCTCCGCCAGGCATACCAGCGCAAGAAGCACCAGTTGAACTTCCTCCTACAGCAGCAGCACCACCACCACCACCGCCTGGATATGCAGTTCCAGCTGATCCACCAGCTCCTCCATTATTACCTTGAGGTGGACTTACTGGAGGTGTATTTCCAGCGCCTTTACCACAGGGAGCATAACCACTTCCACCGCCACCTGAACCACCAGCGGCTGCTACAGAGCCTCCGTATGGAACTTGTGATTGACCACCTCCGCCACCACCAGCAGATGTTATTGATGAAAAAGTTGAAACTGAACCAGATGTAGATGCTGTTATAGGAGCACCGGGTTGTGGACCAGAAGGCGAAGTAGCTCCTGCACCTACTGTAATTGGGTAAGTTGCAACTGGAACGGCTAAACCTCCTGTTGCTGGAGATGGAAAAGTTGTTCTATATCCACCAGCACCGCCGCCACCACCTAAATCACCACCACCGCCGCCACCACCAGCGACAACTAAATATTCTACTGTATTTGAACCAGAAGCATTACCTGCATTTGATACTACAAAATTGTCAGAACTAGTAAATTTATGAATTTTAAAATTTCCAGAAGTTGATTCTGTTCCACCTGTTGCTGTTACAAATAATGCTGTATCAATTTGTTTATTTGCGTTATTAACTGTTTTCCAACCTTCTGTTCCATCCACATAAATTAAAGTAAAACTTTCACCATTTCCAGTAATAGTAGCATCTATACATCCTCCATCTATTTTAGATGAATTTCTACCAACTATAATATTATTTGTTGCTGCTGTATTTGCATAATCTTGAATAGCTATAATGTCACCAGCACTAGGACTTGCAGGTAAAGTAACTGTAACTGCTCCTCCTGTTGTATTAATAAAATATCCATTACCTGAAACACCTGTTAAAGGTGATGTCTTGGCAGTTGTACACCAATCAACTGTCCCTGTTCTACCAAAACCTGTCTGTGTTGCACCACAAGCCAAAGTTACAGCTGTGCTTGGTCCACCTAATGTAAGTGTAGAGCCGCTTTCCTTTTCTATTTTATTTACTTTAATTGTACTTGTCATAATTAATTTTGAAATTTATACCTTATTGCAACAAAACCTGATCCACCGCTACCATTTTGATTACGTCCAGGGTTAGGACTATAATGTCCTCTACCACCACCGCCACCGCCAGTGTTTGCTGTTCCAGCTGTTACAGCGGGTTCAGAATCATCTCCTGTTCCACCGCCACCTGCTCCACCAGGAATAATTGCACCTGGATTACTTCCTGTACAACCTGCTCCACCGCCACCACCTGCAAAATATCTTACACTTGAAACTGGTCCCGGTGTTCCATAACTTGGTGCTGTTGGACCAAAGTAAGGGTCTGCAACAAAACTTCCAATTCCACCTGGACCACCATTAGAACCTGGTGAATCTGCTCTATTACCGCCAGCTGCTCCTGCTCCACCGCCACCGCCACCTGCGTGAGGTGTTGGAGTTCCTGGAGGATATGGAACGGGTGCTGCTTGTGCACCATAACCACCTGGATTTCCTTGAGGAGGAGATACTGGAGGAGTATTACCTAATCCTCCTGCTCCTGGACCTGCTGAAGAACAACCTGCTCCACCACCTGAACCTCCATCAGCTCCTGCTGGACCTGGAGGATTATTATCTGCTCCTCCACCGCCACCACCTGTTGATGTAATTGTTGAAAAAACTGAATTATTTCCTCTTACACCCCATCTCGCTGGAGTTCCTGGACCAGTTCCTCCTGGAGAACCTGCTCCAACTGTTACTGGAAAAGTTGCTACTGAAGCTGTTATACCTGTTGGATTAGCTAAAGGGGACATTGTTGGTGCTGAAATTGCATAAGAATTTGCTAATCTAAAACCACCTGCTCCTCCGCCTCCAGCTCTACCTCCGCCACCGCCACCACCGCCGGCTATTACGAAATAATCTAATTTATCTGATCCTGCTGGATTACCAGAAGCTGTTACTTGAAAACATCCTGATGATGTAAAAATATGTGTTTTAAAATCTCCAACAGTTACAATAGTACCACCTGTTGCTTCAGTATATGCAGCACCTTGTATGTTAGAAGTTGAGTCATGTATGTCTTGCCAACCTTTTGTACCATCAACATAAATTAATGTTACTGATTGTGCTGTTGTGTTTAAAGTTGCACAAGAACATGAACCACCTATTTTTGATCCACCTCTACCAACTGTAACGTTATTTGAAGACCACGTTCCGGCATAATCTTTAAACGCTACTATGTCTCCAGCGCTAGGTGAACTAGGTAGAGTAACTGTAATAGCTCCACCGCTAGTATTAATAAAATAACCATTTCCTGATGCTACTGTTAGAGGAGAAGTCTTTGCTGTTGTACACCAGTTAACTGTTCCTGTTCTACCAAAGCCTGTTTGAGATGCACCGGTTGCTAATGCAACTGTTTTACCTGATGAACCTAAAGTTAATGTAGATCCACATTGTACGTCAACTGTATTTACTTCTATTTTACTCATTAAATTACCACTAAAGTTCCTGTTACTGTTATTGTATTAACAAAAGTTACTGGACCTGCTAATACGGCAGATTCAATTATCATATTTTTATTATCTAAAACCTGAGCATGTGTATAAATATTTTCTGCTCCTGGTTTGTTACCGATATATATTGTGTTATATAAACTATCCATTTTTTCTCCTATGCACTTATTGAATCAACAACGCTAACATAAACATCAGCACTTGATGCTGTGTCTGACTCTACTTTTAATACGTCAGTACTTTGCATCACAAATTTAGCACCACCTGAAACAAGCTCTACTGCACTGTTTGGTGGAATACTTAAATCTTTACAGATGTATCTAGTTGTAGAACCTCCTACACTTACAAATACATCTATTAAAATTGCTGTAGAAATTATGTTTGCGATTCTGATTCCAATGACTGCATCATTTGAATTTGCTGTAAATATCGTACCTGCACTGTTAGTTGCTTGTACTGCATATCTAGTAAAATCTTGTGCCATATTTTTCTCCTTATAAAGCTATTGCCATTGCAACAGCAAATCCATTACTCGCTGCACCTACTGGTACACCGCTTGCGTTTAAATAAACTGATTTACTTGCAGGCATTGTACAAAATACACTTAATGTACTTGAACCACCTGAATTAAAACTTATCTTAGACGTATCACCTGAAGAGTTGCTTAAAACAGTATCTCTTGCTAGAGTGTCTGGTGTTGCATCAGTTACAGTACCAATACCTATTTCAAAAAGATTAGTACCTTCTTCAAAGATAGCATAATAAGTTGTGTTACTATTACCTATCCCTGCAACAAAAGTTTGAAAACCTGTAACAGCACCTGCAAGGTTTAATGTACCTGTGCCTGCTGTTGTACTAGTTTCTCTTACTCTATCATTTATTACTAAAGCCATTTACTCTCCTATTAACTCATGCTTATAATAGCATTAGCTGGTGTTGATGGATCAGGATAAGTAATTTTAAATGTACCATTAGTACAAGTTTTATCCCCTCCAAAATCTAATACTACAACTAGCGGATCTCCCGCAGCTGTATCATTATAAATAGCTGCGTACGCTGCTGTGAACGTTGCACTTGACCAAGTTGTATCTCCAAAGTCTACTGAAGCAACAGCTGTTCCAGATGCAACTGCTTGAGAACTTAAATCTTTTCTCGTGTAGTTACTACTTCCACCTGTGCTGACTTCGTTAGTTGCAGATACTGTTGTACTTGCTGTTGTGTAAACAGAAGCAATTGATCCTGTATACAAAGCTATTCTAAATGTATTTCCACCTGACGCAAAGTTATGTGTTCCTGAGAACAAAGCTCCACGAAATGTAAAAGGTATTACGTTTGCCATATTTTTATCTCCTTAATATTCCGATGGAAATGGTGATTTAAGAGGTGTACGAATAACTCCATCTTGATATTCGTCTCTGCGTCTACGACCTTGTTGTTCGATCGCGTACGTTTGTAAAGCTTCTTTATAAGCGCCTTGATAGTATTGTAACATATCCACCGGACCTTTCAAGTACCCATATGCATTTATCAAGGACGCATATAAAAGTAGGTCTTGATATTTATTGGATAGATATGTACCTGTTGCACTTACCGAAGTATCAGTTAAGCTAAGTGGCTGTTTGATATAAGCCATTGTGATCTCATATTGAGCATCAGGAGTTGGTGCTACCACCCAAAAATTAGCATCCCAGTTAGCGTAGTATTTCGGTATGCCCTCTGATGTTTCTGGCGTGTCGTAATAAGTTGCCATATAAGATGGGTCTTTTTTCTCTAAAAACGTTTGAGTGTTTGGATTTACATTTGTATTTTTTAATTGAATATATCTAATGACTCTTAGATCTGAGGGTATAGTTACATACCTATTACCTGTAATTAGAGTTGATGTAGCATAAAATCTATTATCATCGCTGTCAGCTTCTCTATAAATTTTGTTTTCTGCATTTACAATAAAAGTATTTACAATTGCATCAGTCAATACTGTATCATTAACTTCTGTATAATTTCTAATATCGGTTTGTAAATTTGAAAGTATATATGCCATAATTAAGGTCTCTCGTTAAGTGGTCCTACAAAACAATTAAACCCTCCTCCTGTTTCAGTTCCTGACGCTGCGTTAGCAAGAGTAAGTGTAAAACTATTATATTCATAAACTGTTGTGTTAGCATCATTTACATACGATGTTTCAATTAAAGATGCAACTTTATAAGAACCAAAAACTTTAGAAGCTGTCGGATGAGCAAACGCCGTAGTTTTAGTTAATGTGTTACCACGGTACGGAACTGATGTGGCTCTTGTACATCCTGTTAAATCACTTCCAGAAATTCCTGTGTATTGAATAACTTCATTCTGAAATGATCCATAACTTGAAGAAGTGCTATCAGTATTTACAGATTCAATCATAATGAATCCTGCTGTTGAAAAATTAGTAGTGCTTGTTAGTGTAATGGTAGTATCTGTTATTGTGATTGCTCCATTTAAAGTAGTTTGAAGTTGTAATGCATCAACTGAAACTCCACCTACAGGAGATTTAACATCAGTAAATCTAACTTGATCGTTTACTTGCAAACCACTATTAAAAAATGAAACTGTTAGTGTTGTATTTGATGCAGTTGTAAAAGGATCATCTGGTAATATATCATCTGTGGCAGGTTCAACTCTAGCAGGCCTTACAAAACTTAAAGCTTGTGGATCAGCTGTAAAACGTTTTGGTTGAAGTTGTGGTTGTTTTTTTTCAAACTCAGAAATATGAACCCAAGCTCCGTTCCACTCTCTAACCATTTCAGTATATGGAAATGCAAGTCCTGATCTATCTGATATTGATAAAGCAAATCTTCCTTGTGCAAACTTAGCCATAGTTAACTCGCTGTTGGGTAATAAGTTTTAGGAGTAATGAATGCACTTGTCGGTGACCCATCTTCCGCAAGAGCTCTTGATAATTCATCCTCATATAATAATTTTAATTGTTGTGTTCTATCTAATGCCCATTTTTGTGATAAGTAAAACGCTAAACCTGAAACCATACATGGTACAAATCTATTTGGTATATCTCCAACATTATCATAAGCACCTGCATCTGTAATTCTTTTTACAAAATTTACATAAATATAATTACCTGCCGCTGAAGAATCAGGTGTTTGATACAAAGTCATGGTTGTTTTTTCAATAAATCTTTGAACCCAAAATTGTGATGGAGTTCCTAATGCAGTCTTATTAGAAAAAGCTGTATAAGTTGATCTGTCAACTTTAGTTAATGGTGAATCCGATTGATTCGTATTATTATAATTTTGTCTATAACTAGCTTCTAAAATATCTGCTAAACCATAGGTAGATGTTGTGCTAGTTCCACCTGCTGTTGTTGAACTTGCACCATCTGCTGTTGATCTGTAAAAGGTATATTCAGATTGGCCTTGAACTAATAAAACATTTGTATTTCCAACTTCCCAATAATGAAGTCCTCTGTTTCCCCATTCTTGAAATAAAATATTTAAAGATCTTCTAGCTGCTTTTAACTGATAACCTGTAATACCTTGAACACCACATCGTTCATACGCATCTTCAATTACTTCATCAATAGTAAATGTAGATTCGAATGTTGATTGATTTGAAATTGATCCTGCCGCAGGAGTAAAAGCTGTTGCTCCCATCCCAGCGTGTACCGTACAATAATAATATAAAGTTGGAGCATATGTTGCTACAACAATTGTAGTATTTGATCCTGCGTTTCCAATTACCCCATTAGTCGTCACACCTGTTGTATAAGGTGCAGCGGGTGAATTGTTTGCACTTGTTGAAAATGCAAAAACGTGGGTTGCATTTGTAGAATCAGAGGTATCAAAGATATATGTATTACCCTCAATTAAATTTAGATCAGGACTTACGGCACCATTAATATACCATTTATTACCTGTTCCGTATTGGTTAGTCCCTGAAGCTACAGTGACTGTGTAAGTAATAGTAGCCATTCGACTACGCTCCTGTAATCGTTACCGTAACGCTTCCATCTGTACCAGAACCTTGAGTTAATGTTCCAATTACTCCATCTTTAAAAAGAATACCTGAACCAGGAACATATACTTCTAAGCCTTCAGTTCCATATTT